CGGCAAATCCGTCCGGATCAGTAACAAATCCAACTCCCGCAAGCGTGTCTGCTGCGGCAGCAGCAGCGCCGACGCCACCCAACGGAGACCTACCTGGAAAACGCCTGTACAATCCATTAAGTCAGCTTTCTAGTTATACATATCAATTAAGTTTATATATGATAACACCTGATGCATACAGTGCATTTTTAGCGAGCGGAAAACAAAGTATAAATGTGATTCCTCAGTCACTGGCGAACAGCCCTTCTATAAACACCGCCGCGCAAACAAATACATTTATAAATTCCAATACGGGTCAACCGATAATCGGCGGCGCCTACCTAATAGCACAGAGCGGGGGAAGCGGTAATCCTGCCAATCGCGCCCCCGGAATTGATTTTGATTATGGTATTGACAATCTATCCTTTGATCATGTAGTGTCTACTAATGGGTCTGGCGCCGCCGCGGTAAACTCTGATATAAAATTTACTATTACAGAACCATATGGTTTCTCGCTTATTGATAAAATAAAAACAGCACAAACTGTTATAAACAACTACAGTTCGGCCATTAATATACCTGACAATCCGACAAAAAGTCTTTTTATTTTGGGTATTAGATTTTTTGGATATCTACCAGATGGAACACTAGCAACTGGCAAAGAAATATTTAATGGTATTCCACTAGATCCTAATGCTGGCGGCGTCGGCGCCCTTTTTGAAACTTATTATGATATTAATATAAACACATTCGGGTTTAAGCTTGGTGCAGGCACCACTACGTATGACATAGAAGCAACTTACCTAGCAAGCTCTACCGGATTCGGTACAAAATACGGATACCTAAACGGTAGTCCCAATTTTACATGTAAAGGTTCGACCGTTGGTGAAGTTTTGAGCGACCTTGCTAGTCAGTTGAACGCAAAACAGCAACAACTAACTAATACCAGTAATGGTCAAAAACCATCACAACAATATCCTATAGCCTACACATTTGAATATCAAGGTAACGCAGCAACCACTGTTGCGAATGCTTCTATGATTAATCCAGCCGATAATAACAAAGCAAAAGCAGCGATGTCTGGTGCAACAAATAGCGCACAATCTAATCCTAAGGCTGAGGTTACCGGAGTTTACAATCCCAACATAAAGACTATTACTTTTGCTTCCCAGCCTATTTTACAGTGCATAGACCAAACAATAACATCCAGTACTTATGTAACAGACGCATTGTCTTCTAATACGACCAACTCAACTAACGGGGATAATACAGTTATACCAAACCCTAACCCTACTTATCCGGTTTGGTATAACTGTAGTGTCCGGGTAGAAAATCCTAGATGGGATAATATTATTCATGATTGGATATTTGATATAGTATATGTTATCCGGGAATATCAAACACCTCTCGTTAACAGTCCAGCTATTAGTACAACTCAACCATATTATGGTCCTTATAAAAGATATCAGTATTGGTATACAGGAAAAAATTCAGAGATTACAGAATATTCACATACTATTAATAATGGATATTTTTTGGCTGCACTAAATCAACCTGGCCCAGACCCTTTAAAGGGTGCACCTAATACTGCTACTACTGCTCCCGCGCAAAGCACGCCCCAATCCAGCACCAACACTCAAGGTAACGGAGCAGAAGCAGTAGCTAGCTACAAAGACAGTTTATACAATCCAGTAGCCTATTCAGACGTTCACGTATCTGTTTTGGGTGATCCAGATTTCCTAATACAAGATACGGCTAATCAAGACAATCATTTTAATACACACTATTCTCCGAATGGATATAGTATTGCACCCAATGGTGGTCAGGTGTTTGTTGAAATAAATTTCAATGAAGCGATAGATTATGATACTACTAGTAACGGGACTGGACTAATGAATCTAAATGACAAAGTATATTTTCAAACATATCCGAATTCGGTGAATATTCTCAAAGATGCTAACGGAAATCCTTTAGTTCAAGGGGTTAGTTACCAAGTAAACACAGTAAAAAATACTTTTTCTGGCGGAAAATTTACTCAATCATTTGAGATGACAGTGAATCCGTTCAACGGGGTTCCAGTAGATTCTAACGCAGCGTCATCTGCATCACAGTCTTCAAATCCAGGTCCATCACCGACTAATGCGAGCAAACAAGCGCCTACTACTGGATTAAAGCCTGCTCCGCAAACTGATGCCCAAAACGGCACAGTAAGCCAACCTCAACCAGCACAACAAAACCCAGCCGAAGCTACAACTTAATAACGAGAAACCAGTATGCCAATTGATACATTTAAACCAAGAGGTCAGATAGCAGCAGACAAACCTGGTAAAGGTGGGTCTGGTGTACAAACTGTACCACTAATAGGCGTAGTTAGAGATAATGTTGACCCGACCCGATCTGGTCGTATTAGAGTATCTTTGGTACAACCTAACAGCTCCAGCAAACCAGAAGACTCTACAAATTGGATTACTGTAAGCTATCTAAGTAGCTTTTTTGGTAAGGTGCAAGCAACTGCGAATAGTGACGGTTACGGTACTTACAAATCTAATTCTAGCTCATACGGACAATGGCAAGCTCCGCCTGACATCGGTACTCAGGTAATCTGCATATTTGTTAATGGTGATAAAAACTACGGGTACTACATCGGTGCTATTCCGGAAGCAGAATCATTACAGATGGTTCCTGCAATCGGATCATCAGATAATATTCTCACTAACGAGGGTGAAGCAAACAGTTATGGAGGCGCAACTCGTCTTCCTGTAACTAATATGAACACTAACGACAAGAAGAAGTCAGATAGTGCAGAATTTTTAAATACTGCTCGCCCGGTTCACAGCTATACCGCTGCAATCATGAATCAACAGGGCATAATTCGTGATCCTATTCGCGGACCTATATCATCCTCTGCATCACGCGAGACTGTATCTCGTGTTGGTTGGGGAGTATCTACTCCGGGCAGACCCATATATACAGGTGGATACGATGATACTACACTACCTGCATCATTGCAACAAGATAATCCGCAAGGACTTCAGGTTGTAGCACGCAGAGGCGGCCACTCAATTGTTATGGATGACGGTGACATTATCGGCCGCGATCAGCTAATTCGAATCAGAACGGCTTTGGGTCATCAGATTCTCATGAGTGATGACGGTCAGACATTGATGATTCTGCACTCTAATGGTCAATCGTATATTGAATTAGGCAAAGAGGGTACCATTGACATGTACTCCACTAACTCAGTGAACATTCGAACACAAGGTGACCTGAACTTACATGCGGATCGTGACGTTAACATTCATGCAATGGAAAATTTAAATATCCAAGCAAAACAAATTCATACCAATTCTGAAGACGACACTATGATGCGTTCGGGCGGCGACTTTAAAACTTCTGCGACCGGTGACATAACTGGATTAGCAGCCGGCGCCATTGCATTTGCTGCGGGCGGCGACGCTTCGTTAGCAGCATCAGGTCAGGCATACTTTAACGGCACCAAAGTAAACCTTAATTCAGGAAAATCAAGCACGACACCTGAGGCAGTGGACAATATTCCACTAAATGCACAAACTGACACCTTATACGATGAAGAAAAAGGATTCCTTGCTGCACCCGGTAAACTACTTACGATTGCCTCAAGGGCACCAGCACATGCGCCATGGGCTAATGCAGGTCAAGGTGTAGATGTGAAAACCAGCCTTAGCGCTTCAGATAATCTTCCCGCAGCACCAACTCCGGCTGCAACAGCCGCAAGCTCTGCTGGCGCAGCGACCGGCGCCACGCCTCCTGCGGTAGCAACAGTAGCGTCAGCGCCTACAAACGCACCTAACATCTCAACTGCACTGGATAAAGGTACTACCAATGCAATGCTTGGTGCAACAGCTACAGCAGCAGCTACCGGGCCGCTAGCAGCAGCGACAAAGCAGGGCGCTGCCGTTGTAGAAACTGCAACCGGAAAAGTAGGAGCAATTGGTTCATTTGCACTCACGCCTTCGTCATTGGCTAGTGCTGGTGTACTTAAACCCGGAGCAGATACCCTTGTAAATGGGCTAGTTAAGAACGGTGTTGATTTGACGAATGCGATGCCGTCTTCTCTCTTTACTGGTGCACCTGGAGCAAAAGATTTAACAAACCTAACCCAAAATATTACTGCACAAACAAATACCGTAATTACCAACATGCAAAAGTCACAAACTGCATTAGGAGCAGCCGGCGTTCTAACCGGAGCAGAATCTCCGGCAACGGTTGCTGGTTTAGTCCAGTCCGCGACAACGAACGGAGTAGAGGCCACAACTGATGCTGTAAAACAAGTGAGCGGTGTAGCAGGCGCAGCATTGGGCAACATTACGGGAGCACTACAGTCTATTGGATCTGGTATAGCAGCAGCAGGTTTGGCTACTTCCTTAGGTGGATTGGGCGGCATTTCAAATGCATTAACTGCGATGGGTAAAATTCCATCCTTGGCTGGTTTAATAGACCAAGCTAAAGGTATTGCAGGTTCAGCGTTCGATGCGATCAAGAATTCATTTAAACCTCTTAAACCAAATGTCCCACAGAATCTCACACAAATTGCAAAAGATAATGCTGCTACTGCTGCTGGATTGTCAGAGCAAACTGGTCAACTAAGCACTACGGTAAGTTCGGATGCCTCTAGCATCTTTGGCTCAAACGGTATTAGTGCAAACTTTACTACGTTGACTGGATCGCTTGCAGGCGCGGCCGGCGCACTAACGTCATTGACTAAAATTGCAGGTTCAGTCAACGGAGCAGTAGGCTCTATCAACAATTCAGTGGGCGGAATAACTGGTTCTATCGCGGCCGTATCTACTCTCGCAAGCAAAGCCACAAATATCGTTAACGCTGCAACTAGTTCATATGGTTCTGTCACAACTACTATCGGCGGCGTAACCGGTGTATCTAGTACGACGGCTACAGTTACACTATCTTCAGTTACTAGCAATCCTCTTAATCCTACTTCAAGCGGAGTGCAAACGGCCGTAAACTCAGTAAGCGCAATTGCGGGCGCCGGAGCAACTATAGCTAGCGGAGGCATAGGCGGACTATCTACAGCAGCCTCGATTGTTCAGCAAGGTTCAGCAGCATCGACCTCATCTACTATAGCTAGCGGGTTAAGCAATTTACCTGGAGGAATAAGTGCAGTGTCATCGGTATTCAATAATGCTAAAAATGCAGTAAATGCAATTCCGGGTGTAGGACAGTTGACTGGTGCAATCAATGCTGCTACGGCAAGTGTGATGGGAGGATTAAATCTTTCTCCTATTAGTTTACCTAATAGTCTAAACAGTTTAACCAGCTTAGCATCTTCAGGGCTATCAGTTGGTGCAGCAGCGGACCTACAATCGGCAATCGCTGCGTTGTCGTCAGGACCAAGCGGCATCAAGTTGCCTGTTATAGGTTTCAACACCACAGACAGAACAAGTATAACCTCACAAATTACTAACGTATTAGGTGATCCTGGCATACCGATGCCAAATTTAGTTGGTGGAATTCCTAGTAGTGCAGTAAATGACGCACAGTCACTCGTTGATCAAGGAAATAAGTTATATGACGTAATTGATCAATTGGATGCGTACAATAAAAAAGCAGAGGCTGCGAGAAAGGCATACGAGTCTGCTCGACAAACCCTTCCGGCCGGCGATCCACAATTAGCGGTTCTGCTTGCTCAGTGGAATAGTGTAATTAATGATCCAACATATTTGGCGTTGCTACAAGAGGGTGATGGAACAGCAGCAGCGGTGTCTGACCAAACAAGCAACACCGCTTCTGCACCTACTGGTCTTCCTAACCCACCTTCTACTATCAACACAGGAATTCCTCTTTCTACTGCAGGACTGAAAAGCACAGTTCAGGGCATAGTATCTACAATTACAGGGGCTGGCACGTCATTAATTAATCTAGCACAAACAACACCTGTAACAGTATCTACTACTCCTATAACTCAAACAGCTACCGCAATCAAAGCATTGCAACTCTCGACTGCAAATAACATTGCGTCTCTGAACAATTCACTTGATGGTATTACGGGACCAACAAATAATGCATAATACAGGGGCTAAATAGAAGTATGGCACAGTATATTGGATTTAGCACGATTGATGCATGTCTACCAAAGACCACAAATGTCCTAAATGGGCCTGATGGTGGTCCTGGCGGAACAGTAACTTCTTTAGTAATCGGCAAGAAGTTCCGTATGGTAGATGTTCAATTAGTTATAAGAGATTTCATAAATGCACTAAACATACCGTACGGTCAAAAAGTAGGACAGCCACAGTACGGTACCTTTCTCTGGGATTTTGTTTTTGAACCTAACACGACGGACACACAAGTTCAATTGCAAAACGAAATCAGACGTATAGCATCATTGGATCCAAGACTTTCCTTAGGGTATGTCAACGTATACCCGCAATTAAATGGTATTCTAGTAGAAGTTGAAATTGCAGTCGTGCCGTTCAATCAGCCGTCGGTGTTGAACGTATTCTTTAATACACAGACAGGTATAGCTGCCATACAATAACAAATCCACCTTTTTGGTAATGATAAATATATCTATATCAAAAAGAGTGTACACATGGCAACAAGTTCAAGACAGTCAGCGTTATTTGGATTAAATGATTGGAAAACCATTTATCAAACCTTCCAACAAGCGGACTTTCGCAGTTACGACTATGAAACTCTGCGCAAAAGTTTCATTGACTACTTGCAACTATACTACCCTGAAACGTTCAATGATTATACTGAATCGTCTGAATATATTGCATTACTCGATGTTATCGCGTTTATGGGACAAGGGCTTGCTTTCCGTGATGATCTAAACACTCGTGAAAACTTCATTGATACTGCCGAGCGCCGCGACTCTGTTATTAAACTAGCTAACCTAGTAAGCTACACACCAAAGCGCAACATTGCAGGTCAGGGTTGGCTGAAAGTCTCAAGTCTTTCTACTACACAAAACATTACCGACATTAATGGAACAAATCTAAGTAATATTCCTATACTATGGAATGACCCAGCTAATCCGAATTGGTTGGAACAGATGAATACAATCTGGAACGCCGCACTTGTTTCAACACAACGTATCGGTAAGCCAGGTAATATTGCAGACTTGCTAGGAGTTACTACGAGTGAGTACGCTATTCAAATTCCTCCTACTGTTCTACCGATCGTACCATTCACGTCAACTATTGACGGTGTAACTATGAATTTTGAACTATGCAGTGTCACTTCGTTAAATGAGGATTACATATATGAGATTCCACCTGCACCGTCCGGCAAATTCAATATGGTATATCGAAATGATACACTGGGCTTCGGATCACCTGCAACTGGATTTTTCTTCTATTTCAAGCAAGGCACGCTACAGAACTATGACTTCACTTTGCAGCAGCAGATTTCAAATCAAATAATTCCAATTGGCGCAATTCAAGGGGTCAATAATACCGACACTTGGTTGTACCAAATTAATTCTGATGGAACTACAACACCATGGATTCAAGTGGAAAACATCTATGCTGATGCATATCTACAAACGACTACATCAAACAAAACAATCTTTTCTGTGAACTCCGGCTTCAACGATCAAGTATCCTACATTTTCGGTGACGGCGTATTTTCTAAGATTCCAGTAGGAACGTATAGATCATATGTTCGTGCAGGTAATGCGCTGACCTACACAATCTCTCCTAGTGAAATGAATGGTATTTCGGTTTCGTTCACGTATATTGACAGTACAGGGAAGGCACAAACACTGACTATAGGGTTGACGCTTCCTCAGACGGTTTCTACTGCACAGGCTCGTGAGTCACTGGCTGACATTAAGCAACGTGCACCAACTCGTTACTATACACAAAATAGAATGGTTAATGGTGAAGATTATAATAACTTCCCATATACGCTTTACAGTTCTATAATTAAATCAAAATCTATTAATAGAGCATCTGTTGGTGTATCTAAAAATCTAGATTTACTCGATCCTACTGGAAAGTATTCAAGTACCAATTCATTTGGTAGTGACGGTGGACTATATCAAACTACAGTGGACGGTGTACTGACGTTAACGATCAATAGTACGAATGATATTATTGCGTTCTTTAGTGACACACTATCTTCGGTATTATCACTAAACAGAGCTAACCAGTATTATATTCAAAATTATACTAGATATCCAGTAGTAGCTCCTACTCCAACTAGTGATAACTTAGTTTACTGGAATACAAGTTCAGTCGATTCTGGATCGGAAACTGGATACTTTTATACCAAAGCCGGTAGCCAACTTAATCCTATATCCATTGGTACTTATGGAAGCACTAATGGAATCATGTACATTACTACTGGCGCTATATGTAAATTCCAAGCGCCGACTGGTTATTATTTTGACATTAATAATCGTTTGGTTGCAGGTATACCGGGCGCGACAGACTCGACTTATATTTGGTCTACTGTACTAAATGTAGTAGGCGATGGGTCAAATAACGGTGCTGGCACGTTTGCAAACGGAGTTGGTCCGGTTAGCATTAATGGTTATGTACCAGACGGCGTTACCGTCAGTGAAGTGATCCCGGTATTTGGTAATGCACTGTCCACAGCAATCATTCAAGAATGTATATTTAAAATGGAGTTGCAGCAAGATTTTACTCTGGTGTTTAACAACGCTCTACAGATAAATCAAGATCGTTGGTCAGTAAGCACTGCCGGCGATCCAAATTATTTCGTAAAATTCACCAGTCAAGGTGGCAATAGATACATAGTTACATACAAATCATTAACATACTATTTTGGTTCAGTTGCAGATACTAGATTTACTTTCTCAAAAGACGGAATCGTGTATGACCCTTATTCAGGTAAACTTATACAAGACTTTGTAAACGTGCTGTCAGTAAACAGTCAATTTAACTCTACTACCGCATTGGGTAGAGACTACAAAATAAACATTGTGGGACAAACGACTCAAACTGACGGTTATGTAAACGATTTCCAAATAGAAGTTGCTGCAACTGACGTTAACAACAAACAATTAATATTAAATCCAGACTTCTTTAATGAAATTACTGGATATGTTAACGGATCTTCAAACACTGGTGTGTACGCTTTCTTTGAAACGGTACAAGATCCAATCAATCTAACAAGACAATATCTTATACCATCAAGTTCTGTAGTATACCAGTATCCAACAGTTACTAACATCGAAGTAGTAAAGTACGATTATCCTTTAGGTCAACTATTTTATGCGTATTCAGAAGGTAACTTTTATACTAGTGTTCAAGATCAAACAGTGACCACACCCTCATATATTTTGGTTGTTCAGAACCAATATTCTGTGTTGTTTGGTAGACAAGGGCTGTCCTTCCAATATAGACACAACTCAAATGATACCAATCGTATAGATCCTATCACGACCAATATTATTGATTTGTACGTCGTTCCTCAGGCATACTATACTGCATATACCAATTGGATTACTGATACCACAAATACTGTTCCTGAACCCACAGTACCTACTATAACTGAACTTACCCAAGAATACGGTAAAGTTCAAGATTATAAAATGCTATCGGATTCTGTGATTGTAAATAGTGTTGTCTTTAAACCGCTCTTCGGTCCTAAAGCAGATGAGAACTTACGTGGAACAATTAAGGTTATTAAAACAAGTAATACCAATGCAAGTGACAGTGAAATTAGAAGTGCTGTACTAGCTGCTATGAATAATTACTTTAGCATCAATAATTGGAATTTCGGAGATACTTTCTATTTCTCAGAATTAAGTGCGTATCTTCATGCGCAATGCGGAGATTTAATTAGTTCTGCGGTACTCGTATCTAATGACCCAACACAACCGTTCGGCACACTGTATGAAATCAAGTGTCTACCGTATGAAATCTTCGTATCCGCCGCCACCGCAAATGACGTACTAGTAGTTCCGGCCCTCACACCCGCCGAATTACAGTATTGATAAATACACTTGACTAGCAGTAGTCTGCTATGTGCAGTAAAAACAAAGTAGAGAACCATTATAATGGCCCGAATTCGGACAATAACTTTTCTTCCTGAGATTTTTCAAACCTCAACTAACGCGGAATTTTTGTCAGCGACCCTAGATCAGATCGTAAATCCACCGAATACGATGAAGATTCAAGGCTATGTAGGTAGCAAGTTTGGATATGGTGTAAATGCAACTGACAATTATGTAGTTGAACCAACAAAAACTCGGGTGAACTATCAGTTAGATCCGGGTGTAGTTTTTACTAAGCCAAACGAATCTGTAGCAAACGACTTTATCTCGTATCCAGGCATCATCGACTCTATTGCAATGCAAGATAGTATTACGGATAACAACAGTCGTCTATTCAAAAGTCAGTTTTATTCATGGGACTCCTTCACTAACCTCGACAAGCTCATTAACTTTAATGAATATTACTGGTTGCCAGTCGGGCCGCCGGCTGTTACTATCTCAGCAGCAACCGTGTACTCTACTGAAAATTATGCAGTCACATCACTACCTAATGGATATGAAATTGCTCTAGTCGGACAACCTATCGGTAGCATCAATCCTACACTTGGATTGATCCGCGGAGGAACCTATACTTTTGCTGTAAATCAATCGTCTCAGTTTTGGATTCAGACGGATCCGGGTACCTCAGGATATTCGCCATTCCAATCGAATCTTACTACTAGACAAGTATACGGAGTAGACAACAATGGCGCAAGTCAAGGTGTTGTTACGTTTACTGTTCCGCAAAAAAATGCACAAGATCAATATATTTTTCCAGGTAACAACACTGTCGATCTAGTCAGCACTAAATTGTTTGACCAAGTAAATGGAGCAGTTTTAAAGACATTTACTGACACGGATGGCGTAACATATCAAGGACTTAATGACATTGATGGCGTGACTGCGCTTGAAGGGTTACGCATCATGTTCTATTATGATGGTATTCCGGCAGAGAAGGGAAACACAGAGACCTTCTTGAGCGAGACACCGCTGGACATCAATAGTGATGTTCTCGTCGCACCAATCGTTATAAATGTAACTAGCTGTGATGCTTCTGCGTTTACTACAGATAGTACCTCTCAATTAGTAGTCGGTCAAACTGTAACCTTTAACAACCCAACATTCGGTGGAGTTACTGCAGGGGAAGTCTATTATGTTCATAGTATTCCTACTTCAGGTACATTTACTATCGCGTTGACTCTAGATGCTTCGTCTCCGTTAACTTTGGTTCCTGGATCAGGTACTATGGTTGCCAATATCAATCAGGGTCTATATGAAGAAAGTGTCGCATCAACGGTGTTTGAATACTATTACTTGATTGAATACATCGGTGATCCAAAGAACCCAACTATTCGTTTAGTTCCAGATGGTACTATTCCTGTAAATCAAACAATTACTCCATTATATGGTACTCAATGGAACAATATACCATTTTATCGTTCACCTACCGGAGTAATTAATCCAATTCCTGTTATCACTGCTCCGTTAGATGTTCTATATTATCAAGACGGTACATCTGCTGATTCTGTCGGCGTGATTAAAATCATTGACAGCAATACTACAAATACTATTAATGTTGTGACTGAAATCTTGGGTAACCCTAATTATACGTCATCTAGTGGAGTAGTATTTACTAATGGATTGAAAGTTAACTTTCAAGGTGACATTATTCCTACAAGTTATTTACAGGGACAATACTATGTACAGGGTGTAGGAACTGCAATTGAGTTAGTTCCAGTAAGCTCTCTAGTCTGTACTGAAGATTTTACACATGGTAATTACATTCCATATGATTCTACACCATATGACATTAGCAATTACGATTCGGACCTTTTTATTCCAACAGATAAAGACTATATTACTATTGCTAGAAACGCAATCAATAAAAATGCTTGGTCCAGAAGCAATCGTTGGTTCCACATCGATGTCATCAACGCAACTGCAAAATACAATAACGACCCTAATATCGCAACTACTTACGCGACACAAGCAAACAAAGCAGTCCGCCCTATAATCGAGTTTTATCCTAATCTAAAATTATACAATTCGGGTTCTGTAGGCGCCGCAGGAATCGATTTTATCGATACCCATAACACTGATGCATTGTCAACAGTAGCAGGATCTTACAATTATTACCCAGATACAGAAGTACTTACTACAGCATCGGCGTCGGTTGTAGGAGTAACCGCCGCAACATCAACTACCTTTAGTGTAGACGCTGCTAACGTTTCGGGTACATTCCAAATTGGAATGTATGTTGCAGATTCTTCAAGCATTCTTCCTAATAATACACAAATTACCGACATTACTGGTACTACTACGCTAACTGTAACAGTTTCATGGCCCGGCGCAAAAAACATATCCTCTGCTTCAAACTTGTCTATTGTGGGTTCAGACACTACTTTAGATAACTATGCTTTGTTTCCGGAAGCAAGAATCGTATTTGCTGCTGACTCTAGCTCTACTGTAAGAAACAAAATCTATGTCGTAAACTTCTCGGTAATTGATCCTAATACTAGACCTGTAATTACACTCACGGTAGCAGAAGACGGAAATATTGTCCCTGATGAACAATTAGCAATTAAGCGTGGTTATTATCACCAAGGCACTAGTTACTATTATGATGGTATAAAGTGGATACAGGCACAACAAAAGGTTACGGTTAACCAACCACCGCTGTTTGACGTTTTTGATGCCAACGGTATTTCTTTTGGGGATTCTTCGGTCTATCAAAGTACTTCGTTCAAGGGGTGTAAACTTTTCGCATACAGTGTTGGTAGCGGAGTCAATGACCCTATATTAGGCTTTCCAATCGCATATTCTGGTATAGATAACGTAGGGGATATTAGTTTCGACGTATCACTGAATTTGGATACATTTAATTATGTGTCTGGATATAATCCTATTAATCAAAAGGTAAATACTGGCTACGTATATAATTATACATCAGGTACATCATATGTAAGACAGCTTGGTTGGCAAACCGCAATTGCTGATAGCACGCAATATCAATTATTCAGTTTTGACTTTGATCCTACAAATCCAACATTAAGTTTCCAGTGTGACGTTGCAGCATTGCCTGCTTTAGCAACGGGAGAAACTGGTTGGCCGAGAGTTAAGGTATACATCAACAATGTATATCAAGCACCAACATCATATGCTACGGTAGTTGGTACCAATACTACCACAATTACATTTAACAGTAGCAGTTCACTACCAACAACTAGCACGGTAGTTCAAGTATTAGTATTGAGTGATCAAGTAAGCCAAATCGGTTACTACGACATTCCTATTAATTTAAATAATAATCCATTAAATGCTGATTTAACTACAGCCAATGTTGGTGATATCCGTGCACAGTATAGAGACATTTTTATTAATTCACCAAACACGACAGGTGAAATTTTCGGCGCAAATAATTTTAGAGATTGCGGTAACTTAGTACCATATGGTACAGAGATAATTCAAAACTCTGCGTCATTAGTACTGCCGGGAACCTTTTTCCGAAACACGCAGCACAACTTGTTTGACGCATTGATGTTTAACAGCCGTGAATATATAAAGTATAAACAATTACTAGTATATACGGTACAAAACACAGATTACGTTCAGCGATACACTCCGTCGCAAATTCTGGATAGCGCACTAGACCAGATTACTGCTGCAAAGAGCGAAATCAACGCATTCTTTTGGTCGGACATGTTACCGTCAAAGGCTCCGTACCGCACCAACACGTACACGTTCAATAATCAACTGGATACTTCTGTTTATCCATTAAGCAATGTTTATAATTTTGAAACTGCTAACTATAGCGGCGTTCTTGTTTATGTGTTGAGAACAGTCGCTGGTGTAGTAGTTGAACGACAACTTACTAGTGGCATAGATTATATAATAAGTCCGGATGCCCCTTCGCTCACTATCATTAGCCCGCTTGGTGATGGCGATAAGGTCATCATTAAAGAATACAACCAAACATACGGCTCATATATTCCTAATACACCAACTAAGTTGGGACTATATCCTGCATTTTATCCAGAAGTAGTTTTGGATTCAGATTACACAGTTCCTACTTACTTCATCAAAGGACATGACGGATCGTTCACTAAGTTATACGGTGACTATGACGAAACATTAGGAGTATTGATTGATTTCAGAGACCAGGCTCTGCTTGAGTTTGAACTAAGAATTTACAATAATTTAAAATTAAGCACAACTGTTCCTATCGAGCGATACGAAGTTGTACCTGGTTACTTCAGAAGTTCTACATCAACATATTCATGGAATGAATTTATACAGATGTACGAACCTACGTTCTTGAACTGGATTGGTCAAAATCGTCTCGATTATAAGTCCCAGTACTATCAAAAGAACAACGAGTTCAGTTATAACTATACAAATTCAGGTAATAAACTAGACCAAGCTGCTATTCAGCAAGGTTATTGGAGAGGGGTCTATGAATATTTCTATGACACAACTACTCCAAACGAAACTCCATGGGAGATGTTAGGATTTGCTAATGAACCAACCTGGTGGGCTGATCGTTACGGACCTACTCCTTATACGAGCGATAACGGTATTCTATGGGGTGATTTAGAAGCTGGTTATATTTGGAATAACGGTAATCCCTACACCGTACCTGAGTTAGCACGTCCTGGACTATCTAAAATTATTCCGGTTGACTCCAACGGCGATTTGTTGTCTCCGCTAATCGCAATTGTAGGCAACTATAATCCAAGTACGTTCCAAAAAGATTGGGTAGTAGGAGATGATGCACCTGTGGAGTTGAGCTATCGACGTAGTTCAACTTGGCCATTTGATTTAATGAGACTATTTGCACTGACTAGACCAGCTGAATTTTTCAATTTGGCCGTCGACCTTGACAATTACAAATACAATGCTGAATTTAATCAATATTTGGTTAATGACAGAAGCCATTTAGTTCCTGCAAATATTGAAATTTATGGTAATGGTACTGCAAAAACCAGCTACATTAACTGGATTGTAGATTATGAAAAGCAACAAGGGGTTGACGCAACTACTAACATTACAACCCTTTTGAATAACCTTGATGTTCGTCTGGTTTATCGTCTTGCTGGATACAGTGACAAAACATTGCTTCAATTCTATGTGGAAAAGGGTTCGCCTAATAGCAATAACGCAACACTATTGATTCCTAACGAAAGTTATTCAGTGTTGTTATATGACAATCAGCCCTTCGATCAGATTATGTTCAGTGGCGTGGTCATTCAGAAAAATCAAGGCTATTGGACTGTATACGGTAATTCACAAACATTTGCATACTTTAAAACACTAAAACCTATCAATAACGGTACATACGGTAGTGTTGACGTTTTAGGTACTACAGTTAAGTATGCTAAAAACTATACTGATCAAGTAGTTCTTGTTCCATACGGTACCAAATTCTACAGCACTCAGGGAGTAGTTCAATTCCTAATGAGCTATGGTGCCGAACTTGAAAGCCAGGGCATGTTGTTCAATGAAGTTGAACAAGGAATTGAAGTCACTTGGGCACAGATGGCAGCAGAATTCTTGTATTGGTCAATGTCCGGATGGGAAGTAGGAAGTCTGATAACACTAAATCCGTCTGCTACTGCAATAAACATTGATAGACCAAGCGCGATAGTTCAGCCGCTTACGGTTCAGCAAACTAACTTTATACTAAATCAAAATCTCTATCCGATACAACTAAATGATCTTTGCGTTGAACGTGACGATACATTATTCCATGCGCACACCTTGAATCAGGGTGATTCTATGTCTTATGCTCAATTTAACGTAAGTAATTTCGAGCATGGTATCGTATTCGATAATGTCACTTTGTTTAATGATATTATCTATAATCTAACTACTGGACTAAGACAAAACCGCATCTACGCTCGCGGGGTCAAGACTGCTGATTGGAACGGAACCGTAAACGCCTGGGGCTTCATTTTAAATCAAGACAACGTATTAGAATGGAATGGTAATCTAAAGTATACTAAAGGTGTTATCGTACAATATAAGAATAAGTATTGGACTGCACTTAAAGTAATAGAACCATCCGCGACATTCAACGAGCAAGATTGGAAGCTCGTGAATTACAATGACATTCAAAAAGGAATGTTATCAAACGCTTCTACTCGTGCATACGAAAGCACACTATACTATGATGTTTACCAAGCAAATCTTGAACAAGATGCCGACTTGCTTGCGTTCTCACTTATTGGATATAGACCACGCGACTATCTTGCTCTGGTAGACCTTACAGATTCTACTCAAGTTCAAGTCTATCAAAATTTGATCAAGAACAAGGGAACCCGCAATGCAGTAGATGCATTCCAAGGTGCTACTTTCCCACAAGGTAGTATATCTTATGATTTCTACGAAAACTGGTCTATTTTAACTAAACAATATGGTGGAGTGCTGAATGAAAACTTCGTTGACTTCAGAATAAACCAAACAAATCTTATGGGTAATCCATCAATTGTTAGTTTGACAAATGGAGTATACACGGTTGGTTCAGACCAAGAAGTTCCACTATACAATTTATTCAATTATAACACACCACCAGCATCACCGAATGTATTGTCAACACTAGACACTACGGTTAATTCACAACTGTACCCATCCGCCGGATACATCAACGTAAATGATGTTAAGATGTCATCATATTTCTTCTCTGGATTGCCTTCTGCGGTTGACAGTACCGGTGCAGTTGTTCCTATTAATAATTTCTACGTAGGTGAATATTTTTGGTTAGCTAACTTTAAAAATAAATGGGACGTATTTAGATGGACCAATATTGGTCAAGTAATTCAAGTTAGAAATAATACTAACGGAACAGCAACCATAACGTTCAGTTCTCCGCATTCTCTCAATAAGCTAGATCCGATGGCCATCATTAACTTCGCGCAGAATGTTGATGGATATTATATAGTCGCTGATGTTCTAAATCTTTATGAAGTTGTAATAAATCTATCTGCACTAAATGCAAATCAAAATTCAATTCAAGGCAGAGGGTTAGCCTTTGGGTTCGTGTCGCAACGAGTAGCATCACCTGCAGGAATAATTCCGTTAGCATCTGCTGAAAACGAATTTATCAAAAACACTGTTTGGGTAGACGAAAACACTGACGGCAACTGGGCAGTCTATCGCAAGAGTTTAAATTATGCTTATCAGAACCAATTTGAACAGGCCGATGGCGGCACATTTGGTTCTGCTGTCGCATATACATCTGATATGGGTTACCTGATAGGTGATTCCGGCACAGGGATTTTGTATAGATACATATACGACAGTTTAGCTCAAGCGTACCTTCTGAAGGAAAACAAGACCGGCGGAACATCGTTTGGTTCAACAATAAAGTACGCCCAAAATCTATATGCAGTATCTCAACCTTCTGGCGTATCGCCAGCAGTAACGTTGTACACCTTAAATCATACGGTTGTTACTGATCGTATGTTAACATACCAAACCATAGCCGCGCCCGGAGGAGTAACCGACTGGGGCAGTGCATTAGCTATTTCGGGTGACACTAATTGGCTTTACATCTCTGATGCGCAAAACAACAATGTATATGTATATCGCAAGCAAAATATTCCTCTAATTGCAGGATACTTTGTGACCGGTGAAACATATGTTATCACGTCATTGGGTAGTACAGACTTCACTGCTATCGGTGCAGTAGACAACAAAGTAGGTATTACTTTTGTTGCAACTGGCGCCGGCGCCGGCACCGGTACTGCGACCCAGATTACATACAAGCAATCCACTATCATAAGCGGGTCATCTTTGTTCAGTCTAGGGGCCGGTGACGGATTCGGGACTGCGCTTGCAACATCATATGACGGTAGCACTCTAGCGGTAACCGCACCGTTTATCGACTATAGCCCAACGATAACAAATTGGGGTACAACATTTGTGCTACAACGCACGATGCAAAATTTTGAAGCAAAACAAAATTCGCTCCCTGAGCAGACAACTTCTTTCTCATTGTCTTGGACTCCAGCTGCTGGCGCCACTATAACAGCAAGTGCAACCTCTTCGGTAACAAATAGAATTACTTGCAGCGGATCAATGACTGGATTCCAAATCAATCAACCAGTAGTATTTGCAGGTAGCAATTTTGGTTCAAGCAATGTTTCACCTAATCAAGTCTACTACATTCACGGTATTTCGGGTAGCGAAATATCAATAAAAACATCACGATCAAGCACCACTCCTGTAAATCTAACTACTGCGGCTGGTCTATCGTTCTCTGTTTATGTACAAGTTGATCCTCTTTATGTGTATCTCAACGGTAAATTGGTTACTGATGACAATTACGCAGTAATTGGTACATCGTTTATCTATTACAGTTCATTGATTGCAGGTGACATTTTAACTGTGAGCGACAATCAATACTTCCCTGCGCAACAAATCAATTCTGATTATATTGACAGAACAGATATTGAATTTGGTTATGCGGTTGATATGTACAAAACCGGGTCAACACTTCTAATTGGTTCACCGTACGAAGTTGATGCAAATGATGTCGAAGGTGCAGTATACTCTTATGTTAACGGTGGCGCCGAATATGGCGTAGTGATCGGAACGAATGAATGTAACGTAACTACCAACCGCACGTTGTTGATCAATGGATTCGCAGTAAATCTCTCTGCTGGAAACGCACAATCAGTTGCGAACACGATCAATTCTAGTAAGATTATCAATGTACAAGCAGCAGCGACTAGTGATAATAAATTGATTATTCAAGTAATCAATCAAAATATCGCTCAGATTAATCAAAAGTTAACTGTGTATGCATATGATAGTGGTACTACGCTTTCTGAACTCGGTATAAACCTGTACACTAAAACTCAGATTATTCAGTCTCCTCACGAGCAAGGTGCATCTAGATTCGGGTCTGCAATCAAGATCAATGAATTCGATAGCGTTATAATTTCGGCTCCGGTAGGAACACGATATGAAGGCACCTTCTTTGACTTTACTGATGACGAGAATTTAGACAATGATACGGTCTTCGATAACAATGCAACTCAATTCGTAGATTCCTACGTTAATGCAGGCGCAGTTTACATGTTCGACTATATTGGTCTATACAATGAGAGTCTAGCAAATCCGGGCGCATACGTATATGCACAGAGCGTAAACAGCAAAAACATTCCATATGGTCAACAGCCTCTTTATGGAACAGCGATTGATTTTAATGAAAATGTCGTAGTTGTAGGTAGTCCTAATTTCTATCCAGTAGCCGTTGGCGGACAAGTAGTAGTTTACAACAATGCAACTGGTGTTTCTGACTGGTCAGTATACAGAAATTCTGCACCTATCGTTGATATCAGTAAAATTCAAAATACTCAAATTTTCAGTGCTTCTACTAATCAAACGCTAATCAATTTGGATTATATGGATCCTTTACAAGGTAAACTGCTGGGCGCAGCAAGAGAAAACCTAGACTTTGTTTCTGGAACTGATCCGGCACGATATAACAGTGATCTATCAACCATCATCGGTTCGGTCTGGGGTGCAGAGCACGTTGGTCAACTATGGTTCAACACAAACAATGTTCGTTGGATGAATTATCATCAGAATGATAATGTTTATAATAGCAAATATTGGGGTGCAGTATTTCCGGGCTCAGATGTTGCAGTTTACACTTGGGTAGCAAGCTTTGTTCCGCCCAATTCATATCCAGGCCCCGGCGCAGTTTATAACCCTAATCTATATGTAGTGAGCACGGTATTAAATGCATCAAATAATGCAGTCCCTGTATATTACTTCTGGGTTAGCAATACTAATATAATATTTGAACAGACCGGTAAAACATTATCCGATTCGGTTGTTGCATCTTATATTTCAAATCCAAAAGGATCCGGTATTGCATATATGGCACCGCTGCTACCTAATACATTTGCATTATATAACTCAGTAGATTACTTTAATGCGAATGACAGTGTTTTCCATATTGGATTTGCAAATGGAACAACAGATGACGTTGCTCACCAAGAGTACGCATTGATTCGTGAGAATTATCAGGATGACTTCTTGCCAGGTCTACCTCACGGCGGAACTTCGGCGCACACATTAGCAATTCAAGGCGGATATACTATTTCTGAAACAGACGTACCGTATTCATTGTACGCAAAACTTCTAGACTCTTTGGCAGGCTGCGACGGCGCAGGAGCAGTTGTCCCTAACCCATGGTTACCACTAGCTGTTCAGTCGGGAATTCGAAGCCGCCCAAACCAAAGTTTCTTCTATGATAGATACCTTGCAATTAACAACTACTTGACGTATGCAAATACTGTTCTAGCACAATATCCTATTGCAGAAATTAGACCAGACGCAACATTCTTGTTCCAATCCGGTACATACTTCAATACTGCTGATTATTGGTCATACGTCAATTGGTGGGCAACAGGATATAGCGATAGCACCAAATCTTCGCTTCAAGTGCCAAACTATGCAGATTTGGCAGCGTTAAATGTTGCAGTCAACACTATCGTAACAGTAGAACAAAACGGCGCAGGTAAGTTTGAAGTATATCGATATGATGGTTACGGTGTTTGGACACGTATCGGTCTTCAAAACGGTACTATTGCATTCGATACTAGCCTCTGGGATTACTCCTCAGCTAAGATTGGTTATGGTGATAATTTCTTTGATACAACACCTTATGATCAATATCCAAGCGAAGAAACTCGATATATCGTCCGCGCATTAACTGAGCAAATTTATATCAGCGACTTGCTAATATATCGAAACACGAGCCTAATTCTGTTGTTCGACTACATCCAGAGCGAGACTACTCAATCTCAAAATTTCTTGCCTTGGTTGAATAAGACGTCCTTGGCTGATGTATCGCATACTATTCGTGAGCTAATACCATATGAAGTTTATCAAACAGATAATACTGCATTCCTGTCAGGATACATCAATGAAGTAAAACCTTATCACGTTGTAATCAAGGATTTCGTGTTTAAATATACCGGAACTGACGTATATCAAGGTAACATCACAGACTTTGACCTGCCTGCAACTTACAATTCGTCGTACCAGCAGTATATTTCACCTCAGTTAGTGTATAGTAATCCTAACAGTCAGTATGAATATCTTCCTACTGACAGCATTTGGTCTACGGCTCCGTATACACAATGGTTCCAAAATCACGGTGTATCTATTACAGGTCAACCAAACTATAACATCACAGTAACTACTTCCTATGTGAGCACAAGCTCAACCTACATCGTAGTTGACAATGCACACGGTTTCCCAATTAACGGTACCATTAATATCGGAAATGAAATCATCGGATATTCATTTGTAGATAGAGCATTGAATGTACTAAGTGGATTGGTTAGAGGTGTAAACGGAACTCCTATTGAAAATCATATAACCGGCGCCCAAATTTATATTGATTTACCAGCTGCATTGGTACTATTCGGAGGCCGCGGCTACGTTGAACCACCTAAGGTTACTGCATATATCGATACAAGTATATATCCTGCACCGAAAACTCCGGCAGTTCTAGAAGCAGTAATGAACCTCGATTCTGTGTTACAGATCAATGTAATTGATCCTGGCGAAGGATACGCAGTTCTTCCTGAAATTGTTATTGATCCGGCAGAAGTAATTGCGTTTGACAATACCGCAGTTAACGGAACGTTTCACACTATTAGACTTTATGCTCCTAATCTACAGACTGGTGACGCCGTTCTATATAAATCCGGAATAACAGCATCAGTGGGTGCATTGGCAAACAATCAATGGTACTACATTAATGTATTAGAGACAGTTCCTACAGCTATCATTGCTCTCTACACAACCTATAGTGATGCGATAAATGATAAAGCTAGAGTTAAAATTTACCCAATTGGAATTGGAAGTGATATGACTCTAAGTTCAGGCGCGAGAGCATCCGCTATCACGACGGCATTGCCGATTAGAGAAAACAATACTACAATACGTTTTGACAGAACTACATATGGTTCTCAGGTACAAGATTGGGAGGCTGGCGCATATTACGGATCGTTCTTTGCTGGTACGCTAGACAACAGTAGCACAACTTCAAGCTCATCCATTGGATTAGAAAGCACTGAACCACCAATCGACAGTATTTTGGCTAGTGCCCAAGGCGCAGTATTTGAAATTACCGACATAAGCAACGATCAGCAGCTTACCTGGTCTTCATTTATAAGATATGTATCCGGAACAACAGCAAGCAATCATTCTATTACTCTGATTCCACAAGATAACGGAGGAGGACAACCAAACGCATCTGGTACTACCATCGGTTTCTATATTGGTATGCCGGTCAAATTCCAGTCGACCTTGTCGTTTGGTGGACTAGTGTCCAATCAAATATACTATGTGAATACTATTCTTAGTGAAACTGAATTTACAGTGTCAACTACCGTCGGTGGTCCAATATTTGGTGTAACTGACTCTGTGGTAGGTGTCTACACAATGGAATGTTTTGTTGGTGAGGTAACTAATACTGCGGTAATGTCTATTAATTATCCTGGCATTCTACAAGTTACTGCCACCACAGCAACAACTAATGCATTGACTGTTCCAACTAGTTTGGTTGGTACCGGTGGAACTTTAGGTTTCTATACCAACTTACCGGTCTTCTTCACTGAAGATGTATTCGGTGGAATTGTAGCTAATAAAACATACTACGTTACAAGTGTGATAGATAATCAAACATTTACTATGTCTGCGACTACCAATCCAGTATCTACCACTGCATATTCTGTCGATGGTTCTACCGATAGAGTCGCAGTAAATGATGGCACTAACTTTAACATCAATGATATTGTGGTCTTTACTGATATGGTTATTGCAGGAACAAGCACTACTAATTTCGGTGGCTTAGTAGCTGGTACATTCTATTATGTCAGTGGAGTTTATCTCTCAAGTAAAGAAATAACTCTCTCTGCTACAAAGAACGGAGCAGTATTAAATCTTACTACAGTTGTTGCTGCTTCTGATACCAGTGCAATAATGACAAATCAAAAGGACACGGTTGCACTAACAACTGCGGTTGGTTCAGCAACTATGAATGTGTCTTTACCAATAAGCCCTGGACAAATTAACGGACAACTGTTTACCATTTATGAAACTTCGGGCCAATACCCTAATAATATTGTATCCGCAGGTGAAGTTTCTTCGCTTATATCTCGCAGCATTAACGCAACGATTTCAGCAGTTAATAGAATTGCAGTCAGTGCTTCACTGGGTGGAACAGATTTCTTCTACAAGAATATGCCTATTAGAGTTACTACTAACATAGGTAACCTAGTAGCGGGTACAACATACTATATTAGAGAGTACACTGGCGACGGCACAAACACTGTAATTGAAGTAACTGTAACTAATACATCAAGTTCTGGTAATGTACTAAGTTGCGGTTCAACTGCTTCTCTGTATATAGGAATGCCAATAGTATTTTCGGGACAATCGTTGGGTGGTATCTTTGTAACAGAGACGTACTATATTCAGGATATTCCTAGTAGTACAACGTTCACCTTGTCTCTGACCGTCAGCGGCCCGGCAATTACGTTGACAAATGATAATGGAGTCATGACCGGCGCTGGTGATCCATTCTTTACGGTTTCTACTACAGTTAATGGCAGCGAGTTTGCACTGTCATCTGATCACACTACGGTATCAACTGCAACACAATATGTAACTGGTTATACTACATTCGATTTGTCATACAAGTTAGGTGGGTACAGTGCAGTTCCAACAAATGCAGGATCCGGATTTGCAGTCAATAATATAATTACTATTCCGGGTACAGCAGTCGGAGGAACGTCACCGGCTAATGATATTACTCTTGAAGTCAATTCGGTTGATGCATTAGGTGGAATCATTAATGTTATTGCATCGGGTAATGTACCATCTACATCTACTAAGTACTACCTAAAAGTTATCTCATCAAATCAATTAGAAGTCTACAGCAATCCTCTGTTAACTGTTCCAGTAAGCGGTATCAACTTCCCATTCAATGGGTATACCACTACTACAGTTCAGAGTGTATCATCAAATATAATCACAGTTAATAGTACAACTGGATTCAATGTGAATGATGCAGTAGTGTTTACTGGAAATGTGTCCGCCGGCATTGTTGCAGGGCAAACGTATTACATTGTAAATAATGTAAACTTCACATCCAACACCTTACAGATAAGCAGCACCCCTGGCGGAACAGCTATCACCTTGTCTAATGCATCTAGTTTGTCATATACTATGGCCAAATCAGGTAGTTATGCGTTCTTACCTGAACCATTCTACTTTAATCAATCGATTGTGAAATTCAACAATAAAGTCTATATCTGTGTCATATCTAACAACGATAAAGAATTTGTTATAGGCAAGTGGGAGGAATTGGATTCAGGTGATCGTAGACTTAATGCGATGGACAGAGTTATGGGTTACTATAAACCAACTGTCAATATGCCTGGTGTGGATCTAACTCAGCTATTCGATGGGGTAACTTATCCGAATTCAATATACCTGGGTAATGCATTCCAACCTAATCAACAATTTGCGTTAGATGTGGTTGTACAAGATCAGCCATTCTATCCATCACAAGTCAACATTACTGCGGTAGAGTACCATAACAATGTATACCATGCAGTTGCCAACTTACCTACATATTCTGCACTTCTTACTAGTGCCGATGGTATAACATGGGCTATAACTCAACTAGCAAATACTGATATAAATGTAACTAATATTGTATACAACAATGGTACTTACTTAATTTCCGCCGCTAACAATGCAACTCCTATTCTTACTAGTGTGGATGGTCTAGTTTGGACAGTAGCAAATACTACTGAACATTCCTCGCAAGCGGCTGCATACGGTAATGGTTGCTGGATATCAGTAGGAGACAATATCGTTCGTAGTACCGATGCAATAACATGGAATACAGTACACACGTTTGATTCTATTTTTGAAGTAGAACTCTATGGAGTAAGTTTTGTTCAAACTGCCTCGTTTACTGGATTTGTAGCAGTAGGTAACGGATTAAGATATGATTATTCAACAGGTGTCACTCAGTTGGTCCCTACAGACATCATCATAACTAGTGCGGATGGCATTACTTGGACTCAAGTTGCACCACTTACTAATAAGAGCTTAAATTCTGTAGTAAGTAACGGAACCACTATAGTGGCTCTGGGCGAAAATAATGTTCAGTATACTAGCACTGATGCAATTAATTGGTTCGGAAATGAGGCTTTAGTAACTACATTTAGTAGTACTAACTACATAATCAGTACTGCACCAAATGCATTCACAGTAAATGCAGCAGTACAATTTAGTAATTCTTTTTCAAGTATCAATGCAGGGACAACTTACTATGTAAAGTCCATAGTATCACCGACTCTAGTGACTATATCAGATACTTTGGGTGGATCGACTAAAACACTATCAGCAGATACAGTACCAATCAATACACTGATGTATGAGTACGACGCAAATCCAAGTACTGTACGTGACTCTGTTTATGTTGGTGGTACGTTTGTGAGCGTAGGTGACAATGGCCTGATCAAGACTTCTACAGATGGGTATGTTTGGACACTTCGTTCTTCCGGAACAACACAGAACTTGAATGGCATAACATATGATACTGACGGAATAACTACCTTTACTGTAGTAGGTGACAACAATACAGTTCTAACTAGCACTGACACAATTATTTGGACCGACAATTCAGTGTTCACTGTTCCACCTACTGTATACGATGTTAAGGGCGCGGATTTCCCATATGGTTACGGCCCTGAAGAATTAGTTCCAGGCGTCGTTACTGATAATCTTGCGCTGACAGTAGTTACTCGTCCCGGCAGCAATTGGGACGTAACTGAATACTCACATACCGGATTTAATGTTGTATCTCTTGAATTAGCTCCAACTTTCGGTACACAAACAGTTTATACTTTTGCAGGTGCAGTACAAGTACCGGCACAGCTTACCGTGCAAATCATAGATCCGGTAACTGGTTTAGGTACTGGTATTACAGAGGGTATAGATTATACTATTAATTGGTTGAATAAAACAGTTATACTTTCGACACCACTACAATTTTCACCTAAAAAAATATTAAGAATTGACGTTTATGAAGTAGGCAACGGTGATCAACTAGTGCAATCTAGCACGGATGTAAATCCTATTAGAGTCGATGATGTTACTGGCTTTAATGAAGTATATGTTGACTGTAATTACAGCGCATCTGTTTATCAAGGTAGCGGTGTAATTAGACCAGGTACCAGCGCAATCGAATCACAAGTTCTTTCTACTGATTCTACGACAAATAGATTGACTTGCACGGATATTTCCAAATTTATTCTTAATGGTCCTGTAACTTTCTTAGGTGTTCTGTTCGGCGGAGTAGTTTCCGAGACCACATACTACGTTAAGTCGATTAGTACAGCTACAGATTCTATAATTATATCTGCGTCAATTGACCCAGTGACTGGTTTAGCCGGCCCGGCATTTGATCTAGTCACTGCATCGGGCGATGCAATGTATGTAAGCATTCAATCTGGTAATGGCCAAGTTTGGACTACTCCTATCATGTATCATAATGGTAATAAACTAGTGTTAGGTGCGACTAATATTGTTATTAGAACACAATCTATTAATAATTCATTAACTACGAATTCAACATTTGGTTTCGTACCGGGCACACGCATCACCTTCTCCAATACAATGTTTGCTGGAATTTCTCCTCAAACAACGTATTACGTCTCGTCTGTTATAAACAATAACGAATTCACTATTTCTGCAACTAATGGTGGCCCTGTTCTACCGTTGCCGGATACAACCGGAGGCGCGATCTTTGTTACTAATGATTATGCGTTTGGAACTCAGCCAAATGGCATCGCTGCAAAAATTATATTTGCATCAGACGCATATACAACTGAAACTGACTACATCGTCTACTCGCTGTTCGGTGAAACTACACCACAGTACGGTTATGCAGTTCCAGAAATTCAATACTTTACTGGTACTGGATCACAAACCGCGTTCACCTTGTCTAACTATGTAGGAGAAAATAACCCTAATAACGCAGTTGTTGAAGTTAATGGTGTTAGAAAAACAGTAACTACTGATTACAGTATTAATCCTAACACCAACGTTATAACATTCACGTCTGCTCCTGTGTCAAATTCGTCTATCTCAGTATTGACATACAACGATACTCAGCAACAGTATCTCACTAGTCAATACGGATTAACTGGAACCACAGTTGCACCAATCCTATCGATTAATACTACACTAAGTCCGATACTAGCAACTACTACTGTCACCGCAACATCGTCTACTGGAAATCTAATTACAGCTACTAGTACCGCTGGTTTTGTTGTAGGACAACAAATTCAGTTCTTTGGCATCGCCCCGCTCGGTGGAATTAAAGTTGATGGTACAATGTATTGGGTTGGATCAATCATCAGTAATACGTTCACTATAAAAGATCAATACGGAGTTGCAGTACCGCTGTCGAATGCATCAGGTACGTTGCTCGCTGAGGTAGGTGGAATTTCTACTACTAGGGTGACTACTACTATTCCACACGGATTCGCTGAAAACTCTCTAGTTAGAATTGACGGTACAGTTGGGTCTATTCAGCTTAACAACAATATTTACTATGCTAGAGTGATCACTGATACTGTATTTGACTTGTATCAGAGTGATGTTTCGGGATACACTGGATATAATCCAACGTTGGGGGCAACTAATTATCCAGTAATCGGCGTATCTACTTATATTTCTGGTGGATATACTTGGTTAACGGGCTCGTTCAACATCACAACTACGACTGCTACTGCAACAACAAGCTCAAACAATACGATCACGGTTGCCTCTACTGCAAATCTGATCGTAAACACTCCAGTTTACTTTAGCGAAAACTACACATTGAATGGCACTGACTTAAGTTTCGGTGGACTAGTATCAGGAACAGAATACTATGTTAGCGAAATAGTTAACGGCACCACATTTGTGGTGTCTGACACATATGATGGTCCATCTAAGACGCTAACGACATCAGGTCCCGCCACTATCAACGTAACACAATGGTCACAACAATACACTGATCGTATCTGGGTAACAGTTAATGGATTGAGAGTACCATCATCTAAGTTAAGAATAAATCCTGCAAATGAGGTCAGTATTCTAGCTGAGATTCAATCAACTGATAAAGTAATTATTACTAGTATGATTGCACACTGGACACCAGAAGAAATGACTTATATGAATTTCGTAGACAAGAATGGAGTAGCATCGGTTTATAGATCAAATACGTTAACTAGAACTTGGTTAACTGAATCTATTCAAGACTTGACTACGGTGATTTACGTTAATGATGTAAACAGCGTTATCCAGGATGTAGTCTTTACTGCAACGGTACCTACTGTATCCGTCGACGGTTACTACTATATTGGATTGCCGGCGGACAAGAGAATTCTCACTGCTGTATCTGTTGTAAATATTTCAACTACACCAAATCAAACTATCAGCAGCAATGATTATGAGGTTGTACTAGTAGATACTGCACCAACACTAAAGATCACTCCAGGAAGCTACATTTCAACTGGCAACACCTTAACTATTAATGTACTTGAAGGAGATATCATCTACGTTAACGGAGAAGCTATTAGATTTAATGCAGTTGATATTGCAAGTAATTCGTTGCTTGGTATTCAACGCGGGGTTAACGGTACTGCTAAACAATCTTATATACCAGCGTACACTGAAGTATTTGGATTATTGACTAGCAACAAGCTAGACGATGTTTACTATAATCAAACTTGGAACTCCTACACCTTCAATACAATAGACGGGGATCCACTACAAATCAGCACTACGACACCTGCATTATTCTTACAAACGGACATCACGTAAATGATAAATAATGAGATGAACGAATATAAGTCAAATAGTGAAGGGAATCAGGCCCGCCCTGAACGCAAGCCTGATGAAGTTAGTGGTTACTATTTTTCCTCTAGCATAAAGATTTTTGATCCAAATTCGAAGGAAGTAATAGTACATAAAAGAGGCGATATATAAGTGGGTATTATCTACATCACAGAAAATTTATACAACAAAGCGCACGGTATTATGCCATGGCGGTATATAGGAAGTGAGCAATACAACAATGATAACTACTTAGGGTCAAGTATTGACCTAAAAAAAGACATAGCAGCGTTAGGTGCAGAAAACTTCAAGAAGATAATACTAGCCGATTTAGGTGACATTGATAACAAAGAGCTTCGCAGAATCGAGTCAATTGAATATTTGCAGCCGAACAATGTCCGCGCGGATGAAACGTACTACAACAACACAGATAAGTATGCGCCGGCCGGCGCACGACTGGGCATGAAGCATACTAAAGTTTTTAAACGAACACAAGCATGGAAAGATAGTAGACGAGGCTACAGGCATACCGATGATGCCAAAGCAAGCATGGCATTGAAAAAAATTGGCACTACAGCAAGCAAACAAACCAAACAGTTAATGTCAGCAGCCCGATCAGGTGAAAACAACCCGAATGCATTGAGTTGGACTATAACCTCCCCCGCCGGTGAAACCTTCAATGTTAAGGGACTTGCTAAGTGGGCAAAGGACAACAACTATAAATACAGAGATATATATCATAATAAAAACGGTTGGACCGCAGTAAAACACGGGGTTGGATTAGGCGGCCGAAAGAAAAGGGATCATATCAGTGGAATTTAACATGAGGGTGTCGGTTAAAGGGCACATTACAATAACTGATGTCACAGAACCGGATAATCACATTGTATTAGTTGACAAAGATAACAGCATTAATTATGAAAACATGTCAGAAGCTATTGCAGACACGCTAAGCAGTCGCGGCTATGGCGAAATCTACCAAATGGCATTTGGTGACGGGGGAGCGTCCGTCGATGAGACTGGTGTAATTACCTATCTTCCACCTAATACTACCGGTCAAAATGCGGCGCTATACAATCAAACTTATGCAAAAATAGTAGATGATACTAGTGTATTCAACCTTGATCCTACTAGAAATAAGATGACGGTGTATCACACTACAGGCAACCTATACACTGATATTTTAGTTCAATGCTTACTTGACTACGGTGAACCATCTGGACAAGCTGCATTTGACAACAGCACTCAAACTACATCCAGTTATGTTTTTGATGAATTAGGTTTACTAGCTAACTACGGTACTGACAGTAGCGGTAATGTAATAACTAAACTACTAACTCACGTAATTTTTCACCCTATACAAAAGTCGCTGAATAGACAGATTCAGATCGACTACACTGTGAGAATTCAGAGCCTAACTAATTTGATAACCATATAAAACAGTATAATTAGGGGACAATAGTGTCGTATACTATTTACAAATCGGACGGAACTTTATTGACGACTATTCCAGATGGTGTCGTCAACATAACCAGCACGCCGCTAAGTCTGCCAGGCCGCAACTACGCAGGTTACGGGCAAGTATTCGACACAAACTATGTACATCAACTAGAAAATTTTGCAAATAGTACTTTACCTGCAAACGCTCTGAGAGGTCAGTTGTGGTTTAATACTACCAATAGCACGCTGTATGTTTGTCCGACTGACGGTGAAACCAATCAAAGCAATTGGATCGCGCTCCTTACCGCTAACAATAGCGGAAATATTAATACAGGAAATTTGAACGCTTCTAGCAACATATATGCAAACAACGCCTCATTAACTAATAATCTTAATTCCAATGTAATATATACCAACTACTTAACCGTAAATGTACAAGCACAGATAGCAAATGCAAATATATCAAATGCAAATATAGCAAATTCTAATCTCACTGGTACTGCAAATATAGTAACATTGCGGACAAATAATATTACTACAGGATCAACATCTACCAATGGTAATATAATCGGTACATGGACTGCAAATGGAACAGGAACTGCTAACGGTGTATCTGGAACTGCACTGTGGGTTACTGGTGGAAATTTAGTAATCAGCGGCCCGGGCTCGCTGGGCATTCGTACTGATAATTATTATTACGCGAACGGAGTACCCATTTCTTTTGCGGGAACCTATTCTAACTCAAATGTTAATTCATATTTACCTACATATACTGGTAATGTTGGCGCACCTAGCGGAGCAACGACTTTCAATGGTGTATCTCTAAATTCGGGATCAAACTTGATTGCAGGTACAATTACGGGCAACTGGACTCTTTCTGCTGGATCAAATATTAATGGTGTGATCGTTTCCGGTGGAAACGTAGTTGGACCAGTAGCGTCTGCGACATCTGCAGGTACAGCGACAACTGCTACGTCAGCGATCACGGCCGGCACTGTTACTACTGCTGCGCAACCTAATATAACTTCTGTAGGTACACTATCATCTCTATCTGTGTTAGGCACGATCACTAGCGGGTCTTGGAACGGTAATATCGTCACACCAAATTACGGTGGTACAGGGTTGGCAGCAACTCCAAGCAATGGTCAGTTGCTTATAGGTAATGGATCTGGCTTCTCGCTTAGTGGGCTTACAGCAGGGTCTGGAGTAACCATCACTAACACGCCGGGCGGAATAACTATTTCAGTTACCGGATCATCTGTTCCTTCAGGTCTCATATCGATGTGGTCCGGTTCTATTGCTTCTATTCCATCTGGGTGGGTCCTTTGTAACGGACAAAACGGAACTCCGGATCTTAGAGATAGGTTTGTGATAGGCGCCGGAGGCTCTTACTCTCCGGGTTCTGCCGGCGGCTCAACTACACTAAGCACTTCGGTATCGGTAAACGGGCACACATTAACCGTAGATGAAATACCTGGACACCAGCACACATTCACTACTAACAACAGCTACACTGGAATTTCGGTTAGCGATTCTGGACACGTACATCCTCTATATAATATAGTTGATAATAATGGTCCGTTTACATTAAATAGAGCTTTTGGACAATACAACGGTTCACTAGAAATAATAACCACAAACACTGGTGTTAGTTATGCGGATATCAGTACTTCCGACCCCTCACACGATCATAGCGGAACTACTGATAGCACAGGATCAGGCTACGCTCACAATCACACTGCATCCGCTACTACAACCGGTATTCCTCCGTACTATGCATTAGCATTCATAATGAAAACCTAAACGACGCAACACGAATTTTAAGATAAATAAAGACAACGGAGTTATTGAAAAATGGCATATACAATCGTAAATAGTGATGGTACAGTATTAACAACCATTGCAGACGGTACTATTAACACTACTAGTACCTCTCTCGGCTTGCTAGGTCGCAACTTTTCGGGATATGGACAAACACTAGACACAAACTTTGTCCAACATCTTCAAAACTTTGCAAACACTGCTCCGCCTCCTAACCCAATTCAAGGACAGCTTTGGTATAATACTACAGCACAGACTCTACTAATCTGTCCTACAACTGGAGAAACAAATGCTGCTGCATGGTTGACTCTAGCACAATCTGGATCAGGTGGTACAACAACTTTCGGTAATGTGTCCGCAACTGGTAACATTTCTTCTAATAATCTTTCAGCAAGTAACAACGTAACTGCTAACGCCGCTACAGTCAGCTACCTTTCTGTCAGCGTTTCAGGAAATATCTTTAGCTCAAATATCACTACTGCAAACATTGGTTCATTAACGACCGCAAATCTAACGACTGGCGGAACAGACGTAACTGGTACGATGACTGGTATCTGGACAATCAATGGTAATTCTACTGGTTCCGGTGCAACTGCATTGTTCTTTAACACTGGTGGTATCTCTATCAGTAACGCCGGTGGCAATCTTTATGGTATCAAGTGCGACAGATACATGTACGCAAACGGTACTCCGATCTCGTTTGCAGGTAGCTACAGCAACTCAAACGTTGCAGCATTTCTGCCAACATACAATGGCACTATTCTAACAACCACAACTACAGCAACTACACTGACGACCGGTGCAAACTCAACTGCAGGCACTATCACAGGTAACTGGACACTAAGTGCAGGTTCAAGACTTAATGCTACATACGCTGACTTGGCCGAACGGTTCGCTGCTGATGATATCTATCAACCAGGAACAGTTGTTCAACTTGGCGGCAAGAATGAAATCACTGCTGTTCAGTATGAGCTTTCTGACGATGTATTCGGTGTTATCTCAAACACTGCTGCTTATCTCATGAATTCAGGTGCCGGCGACGATGCTACTCACCCTCCGGTCGCGGTATCAGGTAGAGTTGATGTCAAGGTTACTGGTAAAGTGTCCAAAGGACAACGACTTGTCAGTGCAGGCAACGGTACTGCCCGCGCAGCATCACCCGGCGAAGCGAGTGCCTTTAATACTATCGGTAGAGCATTAGCAGATAAAACAACAGACGGCGAAGGCTTCGTAGAAGCAATCGTCATGATTCGATAATAAGGGACAAACATGAGTTACGCACAGTATGGCTTAGTACAGGCTTCCGACTACAATACTCTCGTAGGTGCAAATCCGGGCAGCACTGCCAACGCACTAAACACTGTATGGGCAACAGGCTCGGCAGGCGCAGGTTACGGACAAACTGCTTTAGCAAACGTGACTGCAGGAAATTCGGTTGTTGCTAGTGACTGGGCAAACTTAGTTAATAGAACTGCTAATGCTGCGACTCACCAAGGTACATCAATCACTGCTGTTACAGCACCTGTTTCTGGTGGTATTGTTACTTATTTGTCTGCTATTCCAACTAATCTAAGTGCAATCTACAGTAACCGATACGCCGCCGCAACTCAAGGAACTAGTGCATCTAATGCTAACACATACAGTTCAGCCTGGACAAACTCAGTAACCTTCACTCACACTGTTACCTTTGCAAACGGCGATGCTGCTCGTTATTTCTTTAACGCAGGCGGACAACTAAAAGTAACTACCAGTCACTCACCTACAACAACTACAATGGATACAGTATTCAAGAATCTTGCGTCAAATGTGGGTACAGTCGTGATGTCTTCTATCACATCAGGTACAGTTTCTATCGCAGGCACTAGGTATACTGGAATCACTAAGGTTGGTGGCGGCGGAAATGACCCTTCTCCTTATCTAACTGCTAATGGATACTATGCTCAAGGTACCGGCAATACGACTGTATTCAGTCAAAACGCCACCGGCGCCCCTACTAACTACTCAAACTCATATATCTCAATCACTACTAAAACTAATGGTGCTCAAGGCACAAATGGAGATGTTGGTAATGTTATCACTGTCTACACGAAATGGGGTGAATTAGCTAATACTGGGTTGTCTGTTTCATCTGGCGCAACAACTACAGTAACTGTGGTATTCCCTGAGTTGACGAATCTACCCGCTAACACTTGGGGCGCTGTTACTATTACGGGTAGTTCTACTATTCCATAATTTTGACAAGGAGATAGTATAGTCTAAATACTTTTAGGAGTACAAGATGGATACTAAGACCTTAATTGCCGAAGCTAAAGCAAGATTCAATCATAATTCAACTAAAGCATATCTGGTAGAAAAATATAAGAATAAACTACTAGTCGCAGACCAAGATGGTCTATGGCGCGCCGACGCCCAGACTATAGGTTTTCTCAGTTCATTCGACGCTGATGAGATAGTTGTTATAGACACCTTCAACAATCCACTTAAAGTGGTTCGTCTGGATCTGTTACAGAAATTACAGACAACATATAGTAGTGTCATGACTCAATGGCACGCTGAATGGCAGGAACTAGAAGGTAAGAGATGAGTCGCGGAGTAATACTCTTTGCTTTCAATTCTACCAAATATAACTACTATGAGATGGCAGAGTATACAGCTAAGAGAGTCAACCACTTTCTAAACTTGCCAGTAACAATCGTTACTGACGAAGAGTCGCTACCAGCATCTACTGATTACGTCTGGGATAAGATTGTCACGATAACACCCGACAAGAACAATGTTAGATCATGGGGGCAGTGGATCAACAAAGGTAGATATCAAGCATACCAGCTAAGCCCGTATGATGAGACAATTCTGCTTGATGTGGACTATGTTGTCAACTCTGACAAACTGCTAACGACATTTGATGTGTATGATGAGTTATGTTGTCATAATACAACGCATTTTTTGATGCAGCCAAGCGCGCCCGCAGATCGGCTGTCTGACTATAGCTATGAGACACTATGGGCAACAGTAGTGACCTTTAAAAAGACCAACTATGTAAAGCAGATATTTGAATGTATTAAAATGATACAGGATAACTACGAACATTATGAAAACATTCACAGATTTGTCGGTGGAACATATCGTAATGACTTTGCATTAACTCTTGCGTTAAGAATAGTTAATGGACACAGTGTTCCGTCTAACACGTTTATTCCATGGGACTTAGTGCATATCGGCCAAAATACACAGATATATGCTAACGAAGTTGATCAGTTGAATACCGAATATACTGTGATGTTTGATCATTGGTACCGCGATAAAATCAGAAAAGAATACATGACGATAAAAGATATGGATTTCCACGTACTTGATAAAGACTTGTTTGTTGGGCTCATGAACGATGGACAATAAAGGATTCGTTATAATGGCACAAGGTGATGATTATGTCACCTGTGCTAAAGTATTAGAAGCAAGCATTAAGAGAGCAATGCCTGATGCCAACGTGACTATCATAACCACTGACATGTTACCATATGGGGACCAAGATCCTACTAGTAATTGGAAGCTGATCAATGACTGGCAAGTATATGAAGCATCACCGTATGAATATACTATAAAGCTTGAAGCCGACATGTATCTTCCACAATCAATAGACTATTGGTGGGATGTTCTAACGGATCATGATGTAGTAGTGTCCACATCTATCAGAAACTTCAAGCAAGAGGTTTCCGATATCACATACTATCGTAAGTTTATCCTTGACAATAATCTTCCTGACTGCTATAATGCAATCACATACTTTAGAAAGTCAGATTTAGCTAAACAATTCTTTGAAACAGTACGAAACATCTTTGAAAATTGGGAAGATTTTCGTAGTACTTTAAAGTGTAATGTCGATGAAACTGCAACTACAGACTGGGTATACGCAATCGCGTGTCATATATTAGGAGTTGAGAAAACTACGTTACCTCAGTTCAGCGAGCTAACTATGGTTCACATGAAGCAGTATGTCAACGGAGCATTCACTGAAGATTGGACTGAAACGTTGATATATGAGATTCTACCCCATTCGTTTAGAATCAGTTCTATCGCTCAACGGTATCCAGTACACTATCATGTTAAACGATTTGCTAATACATTATTGGAGAATCTAAATGAATGGTGACACTGAAGAAGAATACATGATTATATGGGAACAGGCGCCGCTAGTGCCTCCCGTATTCAAACTATACTACGACGATAAAGGCCATGTCATCACATACACTTGTGAGGAATCAGACGGAAACTATCTAGTTATCGACGCGCAGACATACGCAGAATGCAGACATGATGTGCGAGTAGTTGACGGAAAGATTGTTCTTCAATCAGCCTCAACTATTTCTAGATTGTATCTTAGTGACACAGGCACACTCTGTGAAAAAGAAGATATAAGCGTTGTGTCTTCGGACGAGGCCACTGGAAATTATTGGAATCTTGTAATACGGGAGATATAGAAAGTTGTCCGACCAAAATATCATAGACATTGCCGATCTAGACTGCATTTATCTTAGCTACGATGAACCACAGAAGGAAGAATTCTGGCTCAAGATTAAAAACATGGTGCCATGGGCTAAGAGAGTCGATGGGGTAAAAGGCTCTGACGCTGCCCATAAGGCAGCAGCCGAAGCTTCCGGCACTGAACGATTCATTCTTATTGACGGAGACAACCTTCCTAACGAAGATTTCTTCAACATTCAACTAGACTTCACAGATAAGGACTCTAACTATAAGTTAGCGCAGTTTCGTTGGCGCGCAGTGAATGCGATCAATGGCCTTAGATACGGTAATGGTGGCATCTCAAGTTGGACTAAAGAATATGTAGCCAACATGAAGACTCACGAGCACAGCGAAGGTGATAACTCGACTAATGTAGACTTCTGTATGGATTCTGACAACAGCCTTTACTGGGCGATGTATGACTGCTATTCAACGACTTACCCTAACTACACACCATTTCAAGCATGGAGAGCAGGCTTTAGAGAAGGAGTGAAGATGTGTCTAGACCGTGGTGCGAAACCTAGTATCGCTGAGTTTAAAGAACGAGTAGCCGGCCGCAATCTAAACAATCTCACCATCTGGCACAACGTAGGAGCTGATGCAGAAAATGGTTATTGGGCGATGTTCGGTGCTCGCTTAGGCACACAGATGACAATGCTCACTGACTGGGATCATACTGAAGTCATGTGGTTTGACAACCTTCTTACAATATATAAAAATCTCGGCACCTGGCCCGGGTCAGAATCGATAGGTGAAGAACTGCAAGATAAGTTAGGTCTTCCTATCTGCACATTAGACGCAAAGCAAAGCTTGTTCTTCAAGCGTCACTATAATACAGACAAGCACAATCTAGGTCCCCTAGTAAAAGAGATGGATGTCATTCGTCGCATAGAAGGCTGGTAGATGGCAGGTGAATACGACCAACATGCTAGAGATATGAGAGACCGCTTAAATGCGGTCTCTCCATCTCTGTGTCTGGCTAAATGGCAACAGGTCAGTATTCACTTACCTAGTGGACTGACACAGAGTTGTTATCATCCCCCTACCCACAAGATTCCGTTAGAACTACTCAAGACTCAACCAAGCGCCCTGCATAACACACCCACTAAGATAGCAGAGCGTAAGCAAATGCTTAAAGGTGAGAGACCGTCTGGCTGCTCATACTGCTGGAAAGTAGAAGATGCGCAGTCGGAAGACTCTGCTGGACACTTATCCGACAGACACTATCGTTCTAGTGAATGGTGGAGTGCACCTACGTTTGATGAAGTTACCACTAGCACGTTTGACTATGATGTTGTTCCAAGATATGTAGAAGTGAACTTTAATCAAGCTTGTAACTTCAAGTGCATGTATTGTTCTCCGCATCTCTCTTCGGCATGGGAAGATGAAGTCAAGAAGCACGGCGGATACCAACTACATAATATGATACACAATGATCTTGCGTCTCTGGAGCAAAAGGGCATGATGCCTCTCAAAGTTGCACAGAAAGACAATCCATATGTAGAAGCCTTCTGGAAATGGTTCCCTACAATCTATCGCAAGCTGCGTGTCTTTAGAATGACAGGTGGAGAACCACTCATGGATAAGAACACATTCAAGGTTCTTGACTATGTGAACGAGAACCCACACGGTCAACTTGAGTTATCAATCACAAGCAACATGTGTCCTCCCGATCAAAAGCTTTTTGATAAGTTTGTAGAAAAAGTAAAAGCCCTCGAGGAACTACGCACTTATGAAGATAAAGAAAACTTCAATGAGCATTCTGGTAATAACTGGTATGTAGATAAAGGCTTTAAGCACTTTTGGCTATTTGTCTCGCTTGATGGATTCGGTGAGCAAGCAGAATACATGCGTACTGGTCTAGAGTTCGACCGTATGCTTGATAATGTTAGAACATTTCTAAGAGAGACAAAGTATTCTACTGTAAGCTTTATCAACACTTTCAATATGCTTTCTATTCCAAGCCTGCATAAGTTTCTCGAATTGATTCTAGAACTTAGAAAAGAATTCGGCGGCCGAAATCAAGTAGAATTCGAGATCGCGCCAGATCAAACTGAGACAGAGAAGCAACATAACATCGTTCATAAAGTCTATAAGCAACAGAAATATCAACGAGTATTCTTTGACATTCCTATTCTAAGATATCCACCCTGGTTCAGTATTCAAAATGCAGGACAATATGGTGTCGATGAAGTAGAAAACTGCCTAAAGTATATGGAAGAAAATGTACAGGGTGATGACTATATGGAAACGTTTGAAGGCTTTAAACCATATGAGATACTCAAGATAAAGCGTGATCTCGCGGTCATGAGAGAATCTCTACCAGACGACCAGAATCTACTAAATAAAAAGAACTTCTATATGTTTATCACTGAACATGACAGGCGTAGGCAAACCAATTTCATTGAGACATTCCCCGAATTAAAATCATTTTGGAGAGAATGCATTAAAGCACATGTCAACACCTAAGGCAACAGATGGCAAGAGACTATAGTAAACAAGAAACGTTCAAAGAGTTCAAGCATAGAGTCATCGACACTATCTCGGACTCCTACTGCGGAGCTAAATGGTATAATGCTACTATTTGGTTAGGTCACGGGCAGACCACAAGTTGTCACCACCCGCCGGCACATATGATTGATGTCAAAGAGATCGAAACTAATCCGTCGGCTATTCATAATACTCAGCATAAGAAACTCATGCGTAAGTTGATGCAAGAGGGCGAACGCCCTAATGAGTGTGAATACTGCTGGAAAGTAGAAGATATGAATCGTGACGCAGTGTCAGACCGTGTGTTCAAAACTCATATCTATTCGGACGAAGACATCGTTGCGTCGTCCAAACTACCTTGGGACGCTGACGTAGAACTAAAGACATTAGAAATCTCTTTTGATCGTACTTGTAACTTTGCTTGCTCATACTGTAACCCTGCGTTCAGTACAAGTTGGGTGCGTGACATCAAGAAGAACGGACCATATGAGAATATTCTAAGCGATGGTCGTGGACACTTCATGGACGCTGCTCCTTGGGCCGCATCCGCCGGGGACAGCGACGACAATAACCCTTACATTCAAGCATTCTGGAAGTGGTGGGAAAGTTCTCTACAAGATAATCTAGAAGAGATTCGTATTACTGGAGGAGAACCATTAATGGCCCCGTCGGTCTGGAAGCTATTTGAGTGGTTCAAGAATAATCCAGAACGTGCTAGCAGGTTGAGATTTGCGGTTAATAGTAATCTTGTTCCTAAAAAAGTCATTTTGGATAAGCTTATAGAGATGAGCAAGTATGTTCCACATCTTGAAATCTATACTAGCAATGAATCTATCGGTGCACAGAGCGAATACATTCGTGATGGTATGGAATATGAGCAATGGTGGAAGAATCTAGACCGTCTACAGACTGAAGGTAATGTTCATTCAATACATATGATGATGACTATCAATAGTCTATGCTTGTCAAGCATCACAGAGTTCATGGACGATGTACTGGCATTCAAGCGTAAGCATAATACGACTAGTCCAACAATGAGCCTAAACATCTTACGTTTTCCAAGCTTCCAGTCCTGCGCTATTCTACCTGACAAGATGAAGCAACACTATAAAGAAAAGCTACAAGTCTGGTATGCAGAACAAGTAGAAAAGGCAGAGACCGTGTTTCACAATGGTTGGAATGCACCTATTCTTACTGAAGGTGAACGTAGCCAGATCGAACGGCTAATTGAATACCTAGATGTAGTAAAGACTCCGCATCGTAATACAGCAGAACAACCTAAACTTTATAACGACTTTAGAGCGTTCTATGAACAATATGATAAGAGACGGGGAAAAGATTTCCGTGCCACGTTCTCTCAAGACTTCGTTGACTTTATTGACAGTTGTGCGTTGATAGGTGGAGAATCTATCAGAGGAAGCGATCCTGCTACTACTGAATCTGGATACGTTAGTGACGAACTAGCACATGGCTGGGACGTTGATAACGATAGTCTAGGAAAAAACGTATAGCATGACCAAAGTATTACCTAAATGGAATCACGGTCAGATGGATCCAGAAAGCCCCAACAAGGTTTTCTGTATGGCGCCATGGACGCATACATATATCAGTCCTCAGAGCGAACGCAGGCTTTGTTGCGCTTCTCGTGAAGAACACAGTTTTCAAAAGCAGTATATCGATGCGACTAATGATGCAAAATACGGTGAGATAAAAGAAAGTAAGACAGCACTTGAAGACTACAGTCCAGTAAGTCTTAAAGAACACTGGAACAGTCCGTATATGCGTGATATTCGCGTTAAGCTGATGCGTGGCGAAGAGATTCCTCAATGTGATGTGTGCAATAAAGACTTGCTAAGTATCAGTTCTTATCGTAAATGGTTTACAGGTAATCTATTTTTAAACAAGATACAAGAAGCATTTGATAATACAGACGACACTGGGTACACGACTATGGAACCCATAAGTTTTGATTATCGATTCAGTAACCTATGTAATTTCAAATGTCGTATGTGTGGCGAGCAATTGTCAAGCACATGGGAATCTGAAAAGAAGATCAATAATCTTTGGAGCCCAGAAAATCAACCATTCATGATTCCTGAGATCAAAGATGCGATGAAGACGTTTCAAGACGATGTAGTCGAAGTTGAATTCAGGGATGCAGTAAGCAGAGGTATTGTTGAAGAATGCTATTGGGTCGGTGGAGAGCCTCTAATGTATGATGTTCATTGGTGGGCATTAGAAGAGATGATAAGCAACGGTTCAGCAAAGAATTGTTATATGAGATATAACAGCAATCTAAGCCGTGTGCAGTTCGGTAATAAGAATCTATATTACTATCTCCCTCACTTTAAAGACTGGTTAATGTGTGCTAGTATAGACGGCACAGGTAAGATCGGTGAGTACATTCGTACTGGACTAAAGTGGGACGAATGGCTAAAGAACTTCAAGCAAGGACTCGAACTTCCCAATGGTCAGCATAGAATGATGATCGACCTGACTATCACCGGTCCCGGAATGTTTAGCCTTAAGGATCTATTTGATCTGAGTCAGGAGCTAGATGTTCGCATAGAAACAAAGATCATGTTTGCGTTTCATCCTGACATCATGTTTACTCCATTATCATGGCCTAGAGATATCTTAAACGAAATGATTGATGAACTATTGGCGTATATGGAGCCTAAGTCTACTGATAAACAAAGAACATTGGTTGACACATTAAAGTCAATGAAAGATAGGCAGACTCATGAAGAGGCCTTTCCAGACACTTACAAGACTGCTGCGTTAAACGGAAAGAACTGGTTAAAAAGATTGGAAGAAATACGTAAAGATACATACACTATAGAAGATATCTATAGCGAAAACAAGAATTTATCCGACTGGTGGAATAACATATGAACAATCCTATAAAGTTTCCTATTAAGACTGGCACTGCCTGCCAATATAAATGGACTTGGAGCACAATATATCTCTCACAGGGACAAACTAATAGCTGTCACCGAGTGAACGGTGGAATGCTAAATGAAACTAACTTCAAGCAGTTTCATAATACACCAGAAAAAATCCGTGACCGAAAACTCATGCTTAAAGGCGAATGGCCTAATAACGAATGCAACTACTGTAAACGCATTGAAGATGCCGGCGGTGTGAGCGAGAGGACTGGGTACATCAATGATCTACATATGGTTCCTCCAGAACTAGAGACAGACCCTACTGCGGTTGAAGTTACACCTAGAATTCTAGAGATATATTTCAGTAATTTGTGCAATCAATCATGCGTGTACTGTAGCCCTATGTTTAGCTCAGTCATCGAGAATGAACTCAGAAAACACGGTCCATTATCTAATAGATATTTCTTAGATGGTACATGGGGACAAAATCCATTATACAATCAATGGAAAAAAGAATTCTGGGAATGGATGCATGAAAACTCTATGCATCTATATGACTTTCAAGTGCTCGGCGGCGAACCTTTGTTTCAACCAGAATTTAATGAATGTCTAGACTTTTTTGAGCAGACAGAGAACCCTAATTTAAATTGGAAAGTGTTTTCTAATCTCAAGCATGACACTAATCAATTTAAAACCAAGATGAACAAGATTGCGTCGTTGATTGATAGAAAAAAAATTAGAAGGTTTGAACTCGTATGCAGCATTGATTGTTGGGACGAAGAAGCAGAATTTTCTAGAAACGGCATGAGCTTAAAAAACTGGGAAGATAATTTTAATGTGCTACTGACTATGCCTCAGATTAGTATTTTTGTTCAGTCAACTCTATGTCCTATCACCTTGCCCACAGCATACAAGCTGACAGATAAGATTGTTGAATGGAATAAAAACAGAATGTTTAGGACTGAAGGAGCCTCTCAACCTCCTATTAATCAGGGATGGAACGTGGTAGCTAATCCTCCTTTCTTAGATCCTAGTGTTTTTGGTCATTACATGACTGAGTATGTTGACAAGTTGTTAGAATCAGCGGAGAAACTCAAGACAAATACGTCACCTGATATGAGTTACTTATCCGGGTTTGGCGTACAGATTAAAAACGCAGAAGTCAACATTGAAATGATGCGTGAATTGAGAGATTACTTAGACGGGATTTGTGCCCGTAGAAATCAGAACTGGCGTGCTATATATCCTTGGATGGATGAAATCTTTGTCAAGGAATTAGGACCCAAATAGTGTCTACTTATTGTTCTCTACCATGGATTCATCTAGCTACTCATCCTGATGGCGGAGTTACACTATGCTGTGTAAGTGACCATAGGAATTCCGCTAGCCGTGCTAGGAATTTCGAACCACTACAGTATCTAGATGTCAACACTTCTTCAGTAGATGATGTGATGAACAGTGACTACTTCAAGCAAGTAAGGCTTGAGATGCTGGATAATAAAGTCCCATCTGCATGTGAACGCTGCTTTGTTGAAGAATCAAACAATGTAAGAAGCAAGAGAATGGAAGAAAACGATAAGTTAGGCTTCACTGAAGACATGGCTCGTGCTATAACACAGACTGACGGCACTATTCCAGTAAACTTTAAGTTTGTTGAACTACGTCTAGGTAACTTATGTAATCTAAAGTGCAGAACATGTAATCCCATGAGTAGCACAAAGTGGATTCAACCTTATCAGAAACTACAACAAGAACTAACCTTTGTCACTCACTATGATAGAAAGATCAACAGTAATTGGACAGAGAGCGATGAGTTCTGGGATGATCTGTTTAAGCACAGTGATGATCTACAGTTGATATACATTAATGGCGGTGAACCAACGCTTGTAGAAAAGCACTGGAGATACTTAGAAGAACTTATCAAGCGTGGGTTAAACGAACAGATCACATTGTGGTATAATATCAATATGACTAATATACCCGACAAGTTGATTGACCTATGGAAAGCATTTAAGCGAGTACAGATAACTGCAAGTATAGATGATCTAGGTGATCGTAACGACTACGTGCGCACAGGTTCAAACTGGGATACGATTATCACTAATCTAGGTAAGTTACAATCACATGACTGGATAGAGACTAGCGTATGCCAAACAATTAGTTGGGTGAATGTGTTCTATGTTAATGAGTTTATCAAATACATGAGTGATCGTGACCTACATGTTCATATGAATTATGTATATGATCCTGAGTTTCTGTCTCTAAAAGCATTACCTAGTAGTGTGACAGACATAATATTGAATAGATGCACTGACTTAAAACCATGGCAACTCAATAGTCTCAAGAGCCAGTTAGTAGGTAGCACAGATGATACTCTGCTAAATAGAGGTATGAAATACAATGATTGGCTAGATAAGACCAACGGTACATCTTTCCAGATAGTATTTCCAGAATGGCACACACATCTTAGTAACGCTACAATTAAATGACAAACCCATTAGAGCAAGCAACCAAGAGCAAGACATTCTGTGTTCTGCCATGGATACAACAATACATAGGCCCAGCCGGGGACGTTAAGCCGTGCTGCATATATCAACACAGTGCCGAATTGGGTAATCTTAGTAATAATACTCTTGAAGAAATATGGAATAATGATGCTTCTAAGGATATTAGAGTAAAAATGTTGGCCGGGGAAGTTGTTCTTGATTGTGGGAAATGTAATCTTCGGGAGGGGCTTGAGACTGGCCGCAAAAACTATAACAGATCGCACTTTAAGAGACCATATGTAATCGATTCGATACTCTCCACTCAGCCTGATGGCACAGTACCAGAACACAACTTATATTATATGGATGTGAGATTTAATAACTTATGTAATTTTTCATGCCGCACGTGTGGTCCGTATTTTAGTACTAGCTGGATTGCTGACTATATAAAACTGCATTCTAAATTGAATGGCATTGAACTCTCTCAATCCAAGAAGCTTCTTAGTGATAAAGTCTTTCACTATCCAGGAAACTCAGAAGATCATGCATTCAACGAAATAGAGCCTCATCTACAAACAGTTAAAGATGTTTATTTTGCAGGTGGAGAACCACTTATGCAAATACAACATTACCAGATACTAGAAAAGCTAATCCAAATTGGAAATTTAGACGTTGGTATTCTCTATAACACTAATCTCAGTATATTAAAACTTCAAGGCCATAATGTTATAGACTACTGGAATAAGTTTAAAACTCCTATATGTGTAAATGCAAGTATAGATGGGAGTTATGAACGAGCAGAGTATTGGAGACGAGGCACTGTATGGGAAAACTTAGTCTCTAATGCGAAAACTATAAAAAAGTCAGCACCTAGTGTTGTATTATCTATTAGCTATACACTAAGCTGGCCTAATGCCATAAACATGGTTCAATTACATAAAGAATGGGTTGAGTTAGAAATCATAAAGCCTGAAGATTTTTCTATAAATCTATTGGATGCGCCAGCCGAATACTCACTGCAAAATATCCCGGATTGGAAAAAGCAACAGATAGAAGAAATATATAGAGAACACATGAGTTGGTTAAAAGAACAAGAAGGGGATGTTGAGTACTCTATCTCACAGTATGAAAATGCAATTAAATTCATGAATCAACATCAAAGAGATGTACATGAATCATTAATCACTTTTAGTAAAAAGACTACAGCGTTAGACGAGATTAGAAATGAAAATTTCTATGATGTTTTTCCAGAACATGAGGATATGAGAGAGTATATCCGTAACCTATGAATAAGCAAGAGCTTGACAACCTCAGAGATAAAACCAGTCAGACCTTCTGTTTGGCTAAGTTTCATGAGTCTACTATATGGCTTTACGAGAGTAAGATAGCAAGTTGCCATCATACTCCTTTTCTGCTTACTGGAAATGATGTCGATACATTCTTTAATCCTGAAGGTCGTAGACAGCAGCAAGAGTCTATGCTTGCTGGAAACAAGCCCAATGAGTGCTCTTATTGCTGGAAACTTGAAGCACAGAATGTGACTAGTGATAGAGAAAGAAAATCTCTAAGTTTCAAGACGGCACTGACTCCCGAACAATATATGGATGGTCGTTATCCATTCAAGCCTAAGGCACTTGAGTTGGCGTTTCAGAATACTTGCAATCTAGCCTGCTCATACTGTAGTCCTAGCTTTAGCACTGAGTGGGAGAATGATATCCGTCTTAATGGTAACTATGACGGAATAACAACAGACAAAAAACTACATTATCAGCGCGGTATCGATAAGCGCACGCCAGTTGATATGAATCTTTTCTGGAGATGGTTTGACGAAGTGGCTTCCGAGCTAGAATCTATACGCATAACCGGCGGTGAACCGCTGCTACACGAAGATACATTTGCAACATTTGAGAAGATGGTGCTAGTAAACCCTGATGTAGAGTGCGTAGTGCATACTAATCTATGCCAGAAGCCTTTAGTCATTCAGCGTTTTATCGATGGTATCTCTAAGTTAAGCAATGTAAGACTTAATATCAGCAACGAGAGTGCCGGGGAAGTAGCAGAGTTTACTCGTGACGGTATGGACTACAAGAAATGGTTGACGAATCTAACTAAGTTGGCCGGCACTAACGCAAAGATGAGTGTAAGCACTACTATAACTCCCGTAGCACTGATATCACTTGACCAGTTATATCTGGACATCATTGACATACGCAAACAGACTAATAAGAATATTGATATATCAACTAACTTTGCGACTTATCCAGAGTTTCAAAGTCTTGCTGCACTCACCCGAGAAGAAAGGCAGTTCTATACTGAGAAGTATACTCGTTTCTTTGATTCAGTAGCAGAGTCATTATTAAAGATGGAACTTGACAACGTTCCGAGATTCTTAGCAATGCTGGATCCAGCACTAACTAATGACATGCAAGCAGCGTATAGAAAAGACTCAGACATCTTCTTTGAGCAATATGTGATAAGAAGAAACAAGAAGACTAACTTTGCTAAGCAAATAGGAACGAGATGAGCACTCTATGTAGTATACCATGGACGGGATTTAGCAATGAACCAGATGGTAGAGTACAACCTTGCTGCCTCTACAAAGGGTACATCACTGATGAGGCAGGCGACCCTATGTATATACAGACATCGACCACTAAAGAGATACTGCATAGTGAGTTTATGAGAAATCTACGCCAGCAGTTCCGTGACGGTGAAAAGCCTGCAGGTTGTAGCACGTGTTGGACTGATGAGAGTAACAACTACGACAGCAAGCGCATGATATACAACACCAAGATTCCAAGAAGCTTTGAGATCGACTGGGAAGCTGAGCCAGATGATGTCCGAGAACTTCAGTTAATAATCAGTAACTCTTGTAATCTAAAATGCCGCAGTTGCACACCTAGTCACAGCACGCAATGGCAGAATGAGATGCGCACGCGCACTGGATCAACAAACTATCCTATGCCACACAAGCAATCTGCTGACGAGTTCGGAAAGCTATGGACAGAGCGGCACGAATGGTATAAGACTCTTACTCGGCTTGAGGTCGTGGGCGGAGAACCATTCTATGTTAAACAATGGCATACGATGATTGATGAATTGACATCATTAGGTTATAGTAAGAACATTGATATCACGATGACTACAAACTGCACTCTGTTCTTCCCTGACCTGATCGACAGAATGGCTGACAACTTTAAGTCGGTGTCCATTGGCTTGAGCATTGACGGAATAGGATCCACATTTGAGTATCTAAGACATCTAGGTAAGTGGAATGTCGTTTATGAGAACATGAAAAAATATCATGCTCTAACAAAGCCGATCAACATCCAAGTAAACATAACTATAAGCTGGTTAAATGCTCTACAGATTACCGAGTTACATCAGTTGATAAGAACAGAATTCCCTAAATTCGCTATCTGGAATAATATAGTTCATTCTCCTGTACATATGGCACTCTGGGCTGCACCGCATGAGTTGAAGCAAGAGGTCAGAAACCTGTGGGAGGAGTATTCTTGGGACGAAAAGGATGAACACACTATGCAAGGCATTCTACAATATATGGACAGTAAAGATATTACTGAGAATGAATTCAGTAAAAATCTAAACATACTATATGAGACTGACGCTCATCGTAAGGAAAAGCTAGCGGAATCGATTCCAATATTAAATAAATTCATAGTACTCGTCAGTAAAGATAAAGAAAATGCTGGTATATAAACTTAAATTAAGCAATAACACTGAATTCGACTTTTGCATTGATCTATTGGATACCCCTTTCGTAGACAGATGGAAAAGCTATATGCAAGACCTGTCTGTGCAGTTACCAAATATCAACTGGGCATTTCGGCTGGGCAATTGTATGGTTAGTAGTTTACAAGCTGTTAGTTTTTCTGGTTACCTGGAGAAACTTCGAAGTTTCTCTAAATGGCTAGTGAAACTACGTGATGCATTTGA